CCTGATTCCGGATCTCCTCAATTATCAGAGACGCTCCACGGAGGAACAGAGCGGAGAGGAGTCCGAAGACCAAAGTCCTGTCACGGTCAGACGGTGAGACCGTCGCCGCGTAATACTCTGCAGGGTCGAGGCCGTCGAGCGTGTCGATGATCTCGTCCAGGTACTTGCCCCTGAGAGCCAGCAACGCGCCTTCCATTGAAACCTTGCCCTGCTGGTATGCGTCGTCAAGCTGCTTGAGCATTCGCGCTTCCAGCTCGGTCGGCTGGCGTCGCAGAGTCAGGCCGTTCCAGTCGACGCCCTTCAATGAGATGTGAGGATGCATGGCCTTTGCAGAGTTGCCCCCGGCATCCTCACTCACCGGTCCGGGAGGTAGCGTTCCCTGCGGTGATACTGGTGGCTCTGGCGTCGTGAGAGCCATATCCGGCGTGATCGGCTTGAGGTTGGCTGGCATCACGTAATAATCGCCATTCGGCACAACGTCATAGCCAAACTGCTCACGGCATTCGTTGAGGGTCGTCACGCCGCTGGTGAATGCGGCAATCGCTCGCGCTTCCTTCTCGCCCTGGTTCTCCTGAAGTGCGCGGATCTCTGAAGTATCGAACTCACACTCAACAGCGGTAATGTCGCGCTCAAAGTCGATCAGCAGTTGCCGAGTAATAACGCGCTGGAATGTCTCCCACGTGGGGATCAAGCACTCCTCGAAAGCCGACTTCTTGAGATTGGCTAGATTGTTGTAGGTGCTGCTGTCCAGCCCTGCCGACAGCCCCGCCACGATTGCGGGGATACCCAACGCACCAGAGATGCGCGATTCGGCCAGGTTGGTGATGCTGGCAAAATCCATCTGCTTCGGATCGTAGCCCATGGGCTGAATGGACGCTTGGAAGTCGAGGATCAACGGTTCGCCGCGATTGTCGCCACCGAACTTCCTTTTCCAGGTCTGCTTGATCTGCTCCGCCTTCTCGAAGGTCATCCCAATGGACTCGGTAGGACTCACCACAACGCCAGGAATGGCCATATTGCGGCAGAGAGCGGCAACCCAGAGTGAGACCTCAGTATCCGTAAAAACTTGCAGCAGAGCGGCTTTGAGCGGGGCCAGACCGTATCGAGGGTTGGCGGGGTTCAGCCCATTGCGAAAGTGGACGACGTTCTCCACGGGGATGCGCTCAATGGTGCCATTGATGCGCCGCTCGTAGTAGTCGACGAATGCCGATCCGTTGTCCGGCCAGTGTGGCTTGATTGACCAGTGCGGCTCATACCAAATGGACGTTGGGACGCCAAAGCCTCGAGCATTGCGTTCTTTGATCCAATAGGCATTGCCGTCCAGGTGGTAACTAAGAAGGGTAGCCGCCCACAGTGATTGCGTATCGTAACCCACGTTGGGGTTCTCGAGCAGCCGCTCGAGGGGATGGCCGTCAATCGTTTCGTCGCCCTCTACTGTCTCGCGGTATACCTCAAACTCCGCCTGGATGAAATTGCGTTGAATCCAAGCCAGCGTGTTGATCACCGCCGAGTTTGCAATGGGGTCGGTGTTCTCGTATGGGAAGGTACGGGGAGCCATCGACAAGAACGAGCCGCCCCGATGCGTCATATTCGACGGGTAACGAAAGGCGGTGGATGCGGCTTTGATGCGGTCAAATAGTCCCATACAAGTTTACCCTTACACAGGTTGAGAAAATAACTTTTGTGATGCGCTATCAAGTGCGTGTTGAATTCGCGCTTTTGCGATCTCAATATATTCCGCGTTTTGCTCGATGCCGATAAAGTCCAAGCCTTCAAGCGTCGCCCCTTTGCCGGTGCTACCTGACCCCATAAACGGGTCAAGCACCACGCCACCGGGAGGTGTGACAAGGCGGCAAAGATAGCGCATCAGGTCGGTCGGCTTGACCGTCGGATGGGAATTTCGCGCGGGAGCGGTGGTAAACTTGTCTTCGACGCTACCCGGCGCAAGTCCGGCGGAGTGCGCCGATTGCCCATTAAATACCTTACCTCGCTCTTCCATCCCCTCACACCCCTCGTCCCTGTCGCGTTTGCTGGCTTTAGGTGTGTAAAAAAAGCGTGCGGCGGAACCGGAATCGTTTCCCCAGCTTTTGCCAGTATTATCGCTTTTAGCCCATCCGCCGCTGTATACGCTTGACGTTGTTCTACTGACATGCTTGCTTTGTAGGTTACCGCTCGTCGTCACCGGAAACAGCCCCACCACCTCATCGCTGCCGTCGTGGATGAAGTTGGCTGGCCAGCGGCCGGGCGGATTCTCGCGTGAGAACACACGGTCATCCTTCCCGTATCGTCCATGCGCCCCGCTATTTCCGTTGCGAACCGTAATGGTCGTTTCCGTCCCCACCCTGCACCCATCCACGTTTATCGCCCCCGTGCCATACCGCTGCACATTGGCCGCCACCGTGCCGACAAGTGGCTTTCGGGCTACGATGATAGGCTCGTACGCCGGTTTTAGCGCAGTCCCCCAGCCTTGCCAGTCGCCAATAAGATTGTGGCTTTTCGGGAACCCTGACCCATACACCCACATAATACAGTCACGCACCTCCCACCCGGCATCCTCAATCGCACACGCCAGTCGGTGATAGGTGCGAGAGCCACCAAAAGCCAGCAAATGCGCCCCCGGCTTGGCTACCCTCAACGCCTCGCGCCAGAACGCTTCACCAGGTACGCCCCTATCCCAGTTCTTGCCCATAAACGATAAGCCATATGGTGGATCGGTAACGATGCTGTCAACGCTCTCCGCTGGTAGCGTCGCCATCTCTTGTAAGCAATCTCCGTGTATTAGCCTCATATGTCCTTATCAATACGCCGTCCCCAGGTTGCCCCTCTGCACGCACTCCCACGCGATGGCTCGCGCAATCACAGTATCATCGTGGCCACCATCTGGCGCCGAGTAGCTCACGCGGCCCGTTGTGCTATTGATGCGGCTCTCGTATGACAGCAGCTCAACACGCCCCACAGGATCAGGCAGGAAGCGGCACTCTTCGCGCTCGAGGGCCAGAGCAAGCGACTGGATCAACGGTGGCTTAGTGCTGCCGGTCGTCTCAAAGCCCCGGACGCTCATCCCTTCGCGCTGTAAAGCTTCGAGGTTCGGCGATCCGATGGAGTTTGTCTCCACCATCACGCTCTGGACGCCCCACCGCTCAACAATGGCTTTCAACCTGGCCCTCTGAAAGGCCCATTCGATCTTGTTGAACCGGTCTAACTCGACCTCCTGCCGACACGTGGCACACAAGACGCTGATAACCGTGAAGTCATGCTTTTGGCCCCAGTCGACGCCAGCAAAAAGCCGGTGGCTTTGATGTTGGCCAGAGTCCGCGCGAAGGCAAGCATCGATGTTTCGAAACACCGCGCCGGAGTTTTGCAAGAATTCCGCCAAGTACTCTTGCCGGAAGATTTGCTCCGGTAACTCACGTCTTGCTGCTTCAATTTCTGCCGGATCTATGTATGGATTTTCGCTGGTTGGCTTTTGCCATGCCTTCCAGTCGGATTGCTGATCGTCAACGCCACGGCTGAAGCAATCAAAGAAAAAGTCCACGCCTTTTGGAGTCGAGAGCATGAATGCATCGCTGCCCACATAATCGGTCATCGTGGGGCGAATCGCAGCTTGCCAAGAATCATAGAGATTGGGCACCATCGCGGCCTCGTCGACAATTACCCGCGCATATTTGCGACCACGCACACTGTCAGCCGCATCAAGCGACCAGCAATCAATCACGCCACCGGTGATCAGCTCGACACGATGTTCCTGTTTTGCCACGCGCGTTTGTAACGGCTTTGTCGTCTCCACAATCTCTTTCCAGACTTCAGCAAGCATTTTATAGGTGGGACTGAACCAGCTAACCGGATAACCATCAAGCACCTTGTCAATTATCAGGTCAATGCCCAGCATCGTCTTGCCAAACCTGCGCCCACAAGCCAAGACATTGAACCGCCGCGCCTCATCGATGATCTGCTGCTGCGCAGGATGGAGAGAGGGAAGTACCACCTCGATCGTTTTACTTGCGGCGGTCTTCACGTCTGATCACGACCTCCACGCTGCCGGAATGGCTCTGGTCGGCGCGTTCGATATATCCGCGCTCCTGGCCGATAGTCTTCAGCGTGAAGCAAACGGCCCAGCCCTGCTTCTCACGCACGGCAGCAAGCAATGCATTCTCGGCTTCGTCAAGCATTGTCTGGCGTGAGTCATCGAGGATCTGCTTCAATTCGGGATTTGCGTTGACGTGCTGATGGATTGCATTGCGGGAGATGCCCATGGTCCGGGCAGCATGTGAGATATTGCCGTTTGATTCTTGGAGAGCCTGCTTGAGCTTCTCGTCGTCAACACGCTCATTGGATGGCCGCACCGGGGAACGATGCTTGCTGGCCTTCTTGGTTGATGTTGTAGCCTTCTTCTTTGTTGTCATAACTGTTAACGCTTCATGATTTCATCGATCTTGTTTTCGATGCGGTCAAGCCGGGCCTCGAGGCCCTCCAGCTCCTTATCAAAAGCTCTGGTAGTCACCAAGTGCCGCATCTCTTGACGTATCTCCTCGACCTCTTTTCGGCTGGCAGAGTATAGCGATTTGACCAGCCACCCCGCCACCAGTGCAATAATGCTTGATATCGTCACATCAACGTATTCTTTCTCTACCATCGGGGTCACTTTCTCGGGGATCATTGGTTATTGCCTGTGTAGTTGGTGGGCTGGCGGTTCCGCAGTTCCCCGGCGTGAGGCTATACGCCCAGCGGGAGCCAGCCCCTATGCCGGGGATTTGTGAAGACTACGCTTTGAGCTTGGCCAGCAGGTCCGCCGCCTTCTGCTCGTTCGCCGCAATCTGGAGACCGGCCTCCTCGAGCAGCTGCTCCGGAGTCTTGCCGGTTCGAGCTGACTCTTTGAGCAGCTCGTTGATGATCAGCAGGATTACGGCCGGGAGAGTGTTGAGAGTGTCGATCAGGTTGTTCATTTACCCTCCTTCACCAGCTTGACGGTTTTAACCAGCTCGCCAAGAGTGGCGATTGTTGCGCTCAGGTTGGCCGTGAGAGCGTTGATCTGCGTCTTCTGAGTATCAGGCAAGGACAAGACCCGCGGATCGTTGGTAAGCGTGTTGACGACGTTGGTTGAGCTGGCCAGGATCGCCAGCAACTTCGCCTGTCCGTCACCAGTGAGGGCAAGCGTCCCGTCAGGCTGGACGTAAGTCTTGGCCTCCGTCACCAGCTGGCCGTTAAGGGTGTTGATCTGGCGCAGGACCGTGACGATAGCAACGCCGGTCTCGTTGCTCATCTGCCCGGTCGACGTATACTGATCGACCAGGATAAGGCCCGTCCCGACGTACCCGGCCACCCGATCAGTAGTCGCGGCAAACTGCTTGCCTTTGTCGTTGCAGGCTGTCCCACTCAGACCGATGAGGACGACCAGTCCAAGGATGATGTTTCGCACGTTACTGCACCTCCGGGATTGGCGACTTCTTCAGATAGGCCGCAGCCGCAATAATGGCCGACGTTGTTGCAACGGTGAGCAGCTTGTTGATACCCTCACCCAGATTGAAAGTGAGCGGATCAGCGATCATCAGCGTAACCGAGTTGGCGACGCCGCCGATCACTGCCGCAATCAGACCCTTTACCCATACCACAGTATTCATCTACAACCCTCCAGATAAAAAAAGTGGTGGCGCAAAGGCCACCACCGACAGGAAGAACAACAACAATTCCAACTTTGCACCGGAGTCATACTATCACGGCAGCATTATTTTTTTGGTGAGCTCCCATCTGGCAAACTGTAGTAGATCCGCGCTGGCCCTCGAGCACCTGGGACGCGCTCGTCCAGCTCCTGCCGCCTGACGCTTAGCGTGCCAGCCTCAACCATCCTCGAGAGCCACACCCTCACCCGATCGCGATGTTCACCCAGCATCTGTGCAATGGGGTCAAGCTCGGTCAATCCTGCTTCGCTGATGGCATAGACGATCCGGTCGGCCACGGTCTGTTCAGGAATCTCCAGAGCATACTGGATCTCCTCGAAAGCATAGAGGATCGCCGGAGCGGTGACAGCCGCCACGCGGATCAGCTCCCGCCCTGCCTGCTGGTATCTGTGCCAAGCATCAATGACAGCGGGATTGTCCGCAATTGCGGGTAGGGAAGTGGTGATGGGCGGGGTTTGCTTGTCGGCGATGAGTCGCTTAACGTCGCGAACGGAGAGGCTATTTTCGGCCGCGGCCTCGAGGACCTCGAGCGGCTGGTCGGCTGAGGACGCCACGACATAATGACTGAATTGCAGATTAGGCGGACGCACGCCAAATTCCTGCGCTAGGGTATAGACCGCCCGATACTCATACACCCGTCGAGGATGCACTCCCACGGATTGAGCAAACTGCTCCACAGACTTCTCCCCGTAGTGAGTCACCACGCTGGCACAGATTGCCGCCTGTCGCCATCTCTGCTCTGTGGCAGCAGTCTCTGCATCCAGCCACGCCTGGACGTGATCTTCCCACGCGC